AGATATATAATAAAAATAGATAAACCATAGATATGGCAAACAAAAACGACTTATTGATCGTAGAAATGTCTTCATCTCAGTTAAAAGTAGCTGAAGGTGAAAACAAAGAGTACATTCTAGAAGGTATCTTTGGCGAAATTGACGCTAAAAATAAAAATAATCGAATCTATACTGAAGATGAGTATGTTCCTCAAATTCAGCAATTACAAGATAAGATTAAATCTTCTAAACTATTAGGTGAGTTAGATCACCCACAACAGTTTGATGTTTCTCTTAAGAATGTTTCACACATTATTGAAGAACTTTATTACGACAAAGATAACAAACACGTTAAAGGTAAAATCAGACTTTTAGATACTGATGCTGGTAGACAAGCTAAAGCTCTTGTTGATGCTGGAGTACCTTTACAAATCTCTTCTAGAGCAGCTGGTGCCGTTGAATCTAACGGTAAAGTTAAAATCAAGCAATTATTTACTTATGACTTAGTAGCAGATCCTGGATTCGCTAATGCTGAGTTAAAGAGAGTAAATGAATCTTATGGCTTTGATGATAACTCAGGTCTATGGATCTACGAAATGAACGGCGAGAGCGCAGAAGCTCCTGAAGTAGCACAAGAAATTACAGAAACCAATATAGAAACAAATAATAATAAAAACATGGCAGAATTTGTAAAGGCTGAAGATTTCCACAAGTATTCTGAGTACTTAGCTGGTGAAATCAAGTCACTAAAAGAGTCAATCGGAGCAAACAGCGAAGATGACACGTTAGAGAACGTAAAGTCTCATAACGATCACATCGTTGAAAGCGTCAATACTCTCTCAGAATACGTAGAGTATTTAGCTAGCAAATTAGACGAGTCAATCCAATATACAGAGCATGTAGCTGAAAAAGCCGATCAAGGTATTTCATATACAGAAACTGTAGCAGAAAAATTAGATCAAGGTATTCAATACTCTGAGCATTTAGCTGAATCTATTAGTAAAGTTAAAGACTTTGCTGAGATTGTTGCTGAAGGTAATAATGAGCATTCTGAAACTGCAAAGAACCTTTTATCTTATGTTGACTACTTAAAAGAAAATCTACAATCTGTATCTGAGTATGCAGAGTATATTGCTACTTCAATTAATGAAGGTAGTATGGTTGAAGAGACTGAAGAGGTTGAAGAAACTGAAGAAGTTGAAGAAACTGAAACTACTGAAGTTGAAGAAACTAAAGAAGTTGCTGAAGAAGACGAAGCTGGTGAAGGTGCTGAAGAAGTAGTCGAAGAAGAAGGCGAAGAAGTTGAAGAAACTGAGGAAGTTGAAGAAACTGAGGAAGTTGAAGAAACTGAAGAAGCACATCACGAAGAAGGTGAAGTTGAAGAGACTGAAGAAGTTGAAGAGACTGAAGAAGTTGAAGAAGACGAAGCTGGCGAAGGTGCTGAAGAAGTAGTTGAAGACGAAGTTACTGAAGAAGAAGCAGAAGAGGTTGAAGAAACTGAAGAAGTTGCTGAAACTGAAGAAGTAGTTGAAGACGAAGTTGAAGAGACTGAAGAAGTTGAAGAGACTGAAGAAGTTGAGGAAACTGAAGAAGTAGCTGAAGAAGATGAAGCTGGTGAAGGTGCTGAAGAAGTTGCTGAAACTGAAGAAGTTGAAGAAACTGAAGAAGTTGAGGAAACTGAAGAAGTAGCTGAAGAAGATGAAGCTGGTGAAGGTGCTGAAGAAGTAGCTGAAGAAGATGAAGTTGAAGAAACTGAAGAAGTTGAAGAGACTGAAGAAGTTGAAGAATCTGCTTTAGATACTTACAAAAAAGAAATTTCATCTAAGTTAGATGCACTAGTTGAAGCTGCACAAGTAAAAGAAAATGAAAATCCTGCATTTTTAAATGTAGTATCAAGTTCTATACAAGAAGCTTACAATGCATTAAACGAAGATGCTAAAACTGAAGTTAGAAATAGAGTAACAAAAAGAGCATTTATGAATGAGGCACAAATCAGTGCAATCATTGAAAACGCAGATGCTGTTGTTGAAGCTAGAAACTCTGAACCATTCTTTATCTCAGCTATGCCTGCAGAATATAAAGAAAAGTTTGAAGCTCTAACTGAAGGAAAACAAAATCAAATCAAAGCTCAAGCTAATTACCATACTCTAAAAACTGAGTATCAAGTTAGAAACTTCTGGGAAACTAGAGATCTAAGAGAGGTAAAAGTTGACCTAGAAAAGTTAGCGGTAGTTAACGAATCAGCAGTTGCTGAAAAGAAGAACGAGCCACTTTATGATGTGTCTAACTACGCTGAAGGCTTAAAGAAAAGATTTAATAAATAAGAATATATAAAAATATCGACGATAAAAGAGTGACAGAAGCAGAACACTCAAGCAAGTCGAGTTCAGAAATGAACGTTTAAACAAAACCATTAAAAAAACAATTTAACAAAATGGCAAATTTAATTAATGAAGCTGAAGTTAGAAACACTTGGTCTCCGATTATCGAAGAAGCAACTGGAATTAACGAAAGCTCAAAGCTAGCTTGGATGTCAGAATACTGTCACAATCACAAGCTTTATGAAGATGCATCTGTAATGACACTAGGTAATGGTGGAACAGGTGGTAACATCTTTGGTATGGGTGCAACTAAGTTCCCAACTGCAGGTAACGCAGACGGTTCAGGTGATAAAGCTCCAACTTTACTACCTTTAGCGATGCAAGTTGCTGCACAAACAATCGGTTTAGACCTAGTACCTGTTGTACCTATGGCTGGACCAATGGGATTACTTTCTTACTTAGACTTCGTATACGAAGGTGGTAAGATTGCTGGTTCTGTAACTCCAACTTACATCAAGTATGGTGACAAAGATTCAGATAAAGTAGGAGCTGACGTAAGAGTTGGTTTCTCAAGAATCGATGGTAAAGCAATCATCAAAATCGTTGATGCATTAGATGCTGGTCAAGTTATTACTGACAGATATACTGGTGCTGAACTAGTTGCTGCATTAGAAGACCACATCCCAGGATTCTCTGGTGCTGGTGCTGAAGCTGGTGCTGCTGCTTACGAGCCAATGTCAAGAGGTTTCGGTGAGCAACAAAACGATAAAGTAATGGGCTTAAGCTTATTCTCTAAATCAGTTTCTGCAGAGACTTTCCAAGTAGCTGCTGCTGTAACTAGAGAGCAAGTACAAGACTTAAAACAATTCGGTGTTGACGCTGTTGCTCAAGTAGAAGCAGTTTTAACTAACGAATTAACTCAGTCTATTAACGAGCACATCTTAGGAAAAATGAGAGCTTTAGCTGCTGTTAATGACGGCGTTGGAGATTTATCATTTGGTACTTTAGCTGGTGGTGAAACTAAAGCTGACCAACACAGAAAGATTTTAACTCACATCTTAGCTTCTGCGAACTTAATCGCACAAAGAGGTAGAAGAGGTGCTGGTAACTTCGCTGTAGTAGGTGGTATGGTTGCTTCTGCAATCCAATCTATCGCTGGTTTCGTTGCATACCCAATGGCTAACACTGTTAACCAAGTTGCAGGTTCAATCTATCCTTTAGGTTCTGTAGCAGGTATCAACATTTACACTGATCCATCAATCGCATTTGGTGATCTAAATGTATTAGTTGGTAGAAAAGGTGACGGTAACGGTCCAGGTCTTGTATTCATGCCTTACTTAATGGCTGAATCAGTACAAGCTATCGTTGAAGGTACTATGGCTCCAAAAGTAGCTGTAAAATCTAGATACGCATTAGTTGAAGCTGGATTCCACCCTGAAACTCAATATGAGTCATTCGCGATCTCATTAGCTCAGGATGTTACATTACTATAATAACTAGTTATATGTAAATAATTAAAGCCCCTCTTTTTGAGGGGCTTTTTTTTGTTTTAAACTTTAGAAAAGTTCTATATATAATAAGTAAACTATTTTTATACATGAATTTACCTAAGATAATTCATCAGATCTGGATAGGCCCAGATCCCATACCAAAAGAATATCAACACTATATTAACATGATGCGAGATATGCATCCAGATTGGCAGCATATAATATGGGGTAATAAAGAAATATTTGAGGGAGAGTTTAAAGAAGACCCATTTTTAAGTAAATGGAAAGATCAGATTAATAGTGAATATTTATTACAACCTGCGTTTATTAGCGATAGAGCTAGATTATTAATATTAGAAAAAATGGGAGGCATTTATGTTGATGTAGATGCAAAACCAATTAAGTCGTTTAATACAATATTACCAATTTTACCAGAACAATGTAAGTTATTTGCAGGCTGGAAGTGGAGCGGCGAGCATGGCTATATGGCAGATGTTACAGCATTAGGTGCTATCCCGGATAATCCACACTTAAAGTTTATTATAGGTAGATGGGGAGATGGTAAATATAACCACCCACTTAGTGGTCTTCATATTTCTAATGAAATTCTAGATAGAATGGACTATGATATAACTCTATTGCATAATGATTACTTCTATAGTGGACATATTAAGGATAGAACACTATTTCTACATGATACTGACCATAGAGCGCTTTCATGGACTGCTATGACTCCAGAGTGGATGTTAGATCAAGAAAGCGATGTAGAAGAAGATATATAATAAAAGAATTATTTTAAAATAACAAAAAGCAAGATGGCAAAAGGTAAACCAATAAAGCCTCTATTAATGCAGGAAGCCTTTGAATCTGGTATGGGAAGTATTTCTAATCCAGATCAAAATACAGTTCCAGCTACAAAAATAGATATTAATACGGTTGCAACTAATCAAACTTCTGTTAAATCAGGAGATGAAGTTAGAGCAGATATTCTTAAAGATGTCGACGCTATATTAACTAATTTAGATACTTTATCTAAAAGAATTAGTGAAACTGTAAATAAAGATTTTTTTTTTCAAGAAAATAGACCACTAAACGAAAGTCTAGAAGGAATATTAGGATGGGTTAAGAAACAGGCTAACTTTGTAAAGGGTCTAGCTCTAGTAAAAGGTAAATATAAAGATTTACTTTCTAATGCTAATGCAGATATTATTGCCGCTAAAGAATATGATGCAGTAAAAAAACTAGAAGCTGCTATCGATAAAATGAAGCGCGCTAGGGATGAAGCTTCTGGTCCTAAAAAGGATGCAATCAAACAAAAAGCAATTGCCACAATTAAAGCACTTAAAGAGAAGAAGTCAGATCTTAGTGAAAAATTCGAAGAGGTAAAAGAGAAGGCAAAACAATCTTTAGAAGATGCTAATGAAGACCTAAAGAAGTACGAAGATAATATGCCAGGTGGTAGTGAGGGAGAGCTTTATACCAATACTAAAAAGAAAATTGTTAATGAAGTAAAGCTAGAAGGCCTAAGAGAAAAGGGTAGAATTGCAAAAGAAAAGGGCAAAGCCGATGCTGCAAAAGAGGCTGCTGATGAGCTTAAGAAAATGGGAGCCAAGTCTAAAGAGGCAGATGAAGCTATTAAAGAGCTTTCAAAAGATGTAGATCCTAAGTTAGAAGAGGATATTAAGAAAATTCAAACTGAAATTGATAGAGAAAAGGATGAGGATCTTGCACCTGTACAATCTAAAATTGCTGATATTAAGAAAAATCTAGCAGACGCAAATCCGGAACAAAAAAGTAAATTAGAGGCAGAGCTAGCGGCAGCGAAAAAACAAGAAGATAAAACACAAGAAGGTATTTACTACTTAGAAGATTACCTAGAAGAGTTAAAGGCTCAAAGAGCTGCATTAAAGGGCGAAGATTACGAAAAGAAAGATTCTAAAGCTGGTAGTACTAAAGACGATACAGAAGATGGTGGTAATGCTTTAATGAAAGATGATGGAAAAGAAGAACCTAAAAATCCTGAAATTAAAAAAGCTCAAGATAAATTAGCTTCTGCTCAAAAGGCATTACAAGATGACGAGGATGAATTAGAAGAAATACCTGATACAATTAAAAAGGTTGATGGTGATATTGCAAAAGCAGAAAAAACTGCAGCGGCTTCCGATCCACCTAGTGCAAAAGATCTTAAGAAAGCAGACGATCAAATTAAGAAGTTAGAAGATGAACTACCGGGTTTAATGGATAAATTAAATTCAAGAAACCACCCAGATGTTATGTCAAAAAAACTAGAAATTGCACAAGCTAAATTAACTAAAGCTGAGCTTGGCGGAGATACTACTGAGATTGAAGATGCAAAGGCCGATGTTGGATCTGCAAAATCAAATTATCAAGAGGCTGTGAGTTCACAAGAAGAAGTCGAAGAGGCTAAATCTTCTGACCAAGAAGCTGCAATACAAGTTGCAAAAGATGAAATTGAAGATCTGAAAAAGAAAAAAGAAGATCTTAAAAATAGAGAGAAGGAATTAATAAATAAAGAGATTCCTGAAGATCAAACGAAGGTAGACCAGGCTGCAAAAGATTTAAAAGCAGTTAAGAAGGGAGAATTCGATGAAATTAAGAAAAAACAAAAAGCCAAGAACGAATCTAAAGAATTAACTTGGGAGTCTTTAAAAGAAGACTTAGGTATAAATCAGAAAATTGAATTGCATGAGTCAATGTCAGTTTCTGATAAAATGAAAATAATTCTAAGTAGATAAATTAGACTTAGCGTTCTTTTTAGCAAGTTTAAGAAACTCCTCTCGTTCCGCGAGCAGGAGTTTTTTGCATTTCTTGCGAAAGTCAACTGATGATTTAAGTATACGACTATCCACCATTGGCGCTTCTAAGACATCGTAATATTCAGGGTGTATGAAATTCTTTAAATCGAAATTCATGAACCTGGCCCTAATAGGTTTAAGTGAGATGGCGCAATACCAATCAATAGTATTATAGGAACGCTCTAGACCTTTTTCATCTATTGCTCTATCATTTATCACATCCCAATAAATCTTAATATTAGTTCTAGAATTCGGTCGCTGTATCTTTAAAACACATTCCATGAATTGGTCATCATCAGACCATTTAGCAAGATTCCTGTGAGTTATTAGAAACTTTCTTAAGAATCTTGGTAAGTACTTTAGAACAATACCGTATCGGTTTGCTGGCCAAGGGCCACCTGTCTTCTCAATTCGTATACTCATATAGTATATTTATCTATGAAACATTTTAGTCATCTGATACTATAACTATTAAACTCAAAGTTGTATGCAATCAATAAACCAACTCTTTACCGAAAAGTATCGGCCAAAAAATTTAGAAGAACTAATACTGCCTGATGCAGTAATGAATAAGTTCAAAGACGGACTAGTCCAGAATATGCTGTTTGCAGGCTCACCAGGAACAGGTAAGACCTCTACTGCAAAAGCCGTTGTCAATCAATTTGGACTACCTTATTTGTACATTAACGCGTCCACAGACACCTCTGTAGATGTGATTAGAACTAGAATTACAGATTTCTGTTCTACAGTCTCAATTATGGACGAGCCTGGAATGTTTAAGGTGGTTATCCTAGATGAGGTCGACGGTGTATCAGATCAGTTCTTTAAAGCACTTCGTGCTACTATGGAGCAATTTGCATCCAATTCAAGATTTATCGCAACTTGTAACTATATTAATAAGTTGCCAGACCCAATCCTATCAAGATTTGAAGTCATTAACTTTGACTTTGATAAAGAAGAGGAGACTGAGTTGACAAAGAAGTATATTCGTAGAGTATATGATATTTGCAAACAGGAAGACATGACAATTGAGAAAGATGCTCTAGTAGAATTTGTTAGGCGTAACTTCCCTGATCTAAGATCGACGCTTAACAAACTACAAGGGTTTAAAACTCAAGGTACAAATAATATTACAGTTGGAGATGTAAAGAGATTTAACTCAGTCTATAAAGACGTATTTGAATTAATCTTTAACGAGACGGATCCAGCTAAAAACTATCAACTACTAGTTAGTAATCACTCTAATAGAGTAGACGATATTCTACAAACGTTAGGTGAAGAGTTTGTTGAATATATACAACAAGAACAATTGCAATCGGTTAAGCATATCCCACAGATAATTATTTCTGTAGCTAAACACCAACAGCAGAGAGTTCATGTAATAGATCCCGTAATCACAATGTTAAGTTGTGTTTATGAGATACAAGGAATAATTAGAGGCTAAAAAAGTGTTAAATAATTTTTCTATGTCAAATATTTTTCGTATATTAGTACTAGAAAAGCATAACAAACATAAGATATGAAAGTGGGAAAACATACACTATTAATCGACGGTAACTACTTTGTCTTCAGTAGACTATTCGTATTACCGAAACCAAAGCAAGGTAAATTACTTGCTGATGATAAACAACGCGCACAATTTATGCGTAAACTTGCAATTGACTTTGCATCAGAAATGCGTAAGCTTAAGATGTTTGTAGATGACGTAGTCTTAGCTGTAGATTCAAAGTCTTGGCGTAAAGATCTATTTCCAGCAGAAGACTATAAGGGTACGAGAAAGCAAAACCAAACTGTAGACTGGCCATCAGTCTATGCAGTCTATGAAGAATTTCAAAAAGTTCTAGCTGGTAAAGGTGTAACAGTACACCAGATCCAAGGCGCGGAAGCAGATGATGTTATCTTCGGTTGGTCTACTATGCTAAACGCTAGAGGTAAATCATGTATTGTATGGACAGGCGACAGAGACTTAATCCAATTAGTTAACTATTCAAATACTAATGACGCACATACTGTCTGGTATTACAATACTAAGAAAACACTTTATGCGTATAAAGGTTTCGAAAAGGATATGTCTACTTCAGCTACTGCAGAAATTTCAAATGATGATATGTTATTCAATATGGGCGGTCAGTCTATGTTACGTGATAACTATCAGAATGATATTATGGACTGGGTAAAAGCTAACAAGGTAAAGATTGAAGAGGTTGATTGTGATGAATTCATCTTTAAGAAAATACTTGTTGGTGATAAATCAGATAATATTCAGTCAGTTATTACATGGCAGAAAGAAATGAAGAATGGTAAACTTAGAAACTATTCTATTACCGATAAAACAGCAGATGTTATTTGGAAGCAGTTTATTAAAGAGTATAAAGATTTTACAGTTGAATTTCTATTCTCATCAGAAGCAAAAGATGTTTTATCAGATATTATCTATAGAGTTGTGGGACATAGTTCAATTAACTTAATCAAAACTAACCTTACAACTAACGTAGCATTAATGCTATTACATAATAAGACTATTCCAGATCCAATCTTAAAAGCCATCTATGAAGCTATTGAAAAGGACTGGGAAGGAGCAATAGAATCCAAAGAGTCTATTATGGAAATGGATAAAATACTTGAAGGTACTGACTGGCTAGAAGGAGCTAAGAAAGCTAACTTTGCACCAGACCCATTCGCAGGTATGGATATTCCAAAAGAAGAGCCAAAGTCTCCTATGAAGCTTGTAGGTAAAAAGACAAAGAAATCTACTAAAAAAGATCCAACTAAAAAGTTATTCTAATGACTCTAGATGAACATTTATTAATTGAAGAAATTCTAGCTGAAGCCAATGCTTATGGTTTAAAGGCCGAAGTTACCAAATGGGCTAATAAACTTTTAAAAGAAGGATATTCTTATGAGGAAGCATATAATATGGCATTCCTCGAGTGGTGTAAGTAAACTTTACCACTTATTAACATATAATCATTATGCTAGACGAAACAAAACTATTTGATTTTGTGAAAATTATGTTCACAAAACCAGCAACCTATAAGAAAATAAAACAACATAATAAAAAACGACATCATTTTATGATTAATCGTTTTATGTCTATTAAATATCCAAGTAATGCACAGCTATTTAATGTAAATGGAATTAGTGGTGCAAATGTAGTAGATAGTTGGTCAATGGTCGCTGCTAGGTTTAAATCAGTCCCTGGATGGTTTTATACTAAAACTAAAAAGGCTAAGAAAACTGTGGCAGATAAATATAATCCCAGTGAAAGAGCTGTGGAAATATATATGGATAAGAACGAGATAGGCACTCGAGAATTCGGTGAATTATTAAAATTTGCCAAAGAGGATTTATATGCAGATCTTAAAAAAATTGAACAACAGATTGATGTCTACACAAAATGATTGGTTTACAGAAGTTATTGACATCACACTTTACAAGTACAATTCAATTGACTTAAAGCTGTGGGGAATAATTAATAGAGACGTTAAAGCTAGATCGGCTAGTGATGAAAGTATGCTAGTTACAAAAGATCGAATGCTAGAATATCTTAATTATGCATTTAAGAAAGATCTTAATAGATTCCATACAGTTAGTGACGTTAATATCCATAAAGAGGCAACATCTGTATATTTTATTTGGCAAATATTACAGACTATGCAAAACCTTAAATATATTAAGGTTAATCTAAATAAGAATTCAAGCTATAATAGAATTGTAAATGTAGATCAGGTAAAAACTATCAAGTATGATATTAAAGTCCTTAGAGGTAGTGTTCGTATGTTTGACTTATTTAATGAACATGAATTAAAATTATCAAATATAATTTTACAAAAAGCTGGTTTACTAAAATTAAATCAAAAGTTTTCAGTCTTTAAACTAGCTGAATTTTTAAGGGCATTAGATTTATATCAAGATGCAAACAATACAACCGAAGTACTAGGAGTAACTAATGCATTTATTCAAACACTAGAGGGCTATGAGAACGATAACCCTGAAATTCTTTTAATCACCGATTGGGAGTCAGATATATAATAAAAATAGCAGAGCTTTGACTCTTTTAATATGGCGGTAACAAATTTTACAGCAGATACAATCGGAGATTATTTCTTCGCTAAACTACAAGAACCATACTCTAACATTAAAAAGGTTATTGGATGGAATATCTTAGTTGGTGTTAATTCTCCAAATTCAATAGGTACGTTAGAATTAGTACAGGGTAGCAATCAAATTATAGGTACAAATACTAATTTTTCTATGAGTGCTGGTAATAATTTTATTGTAGGATCTCAAGTATTTACAGTAGATACTATTGATGGTAATACAATTACTACTACTGAACCAGCCGCATTTACAGCTTCCTCTGCAAAGTGGTATGAATATCCAGATAATGATAATTATTTTACTTATGATTTTAGATGGTCTCAAGATGATATATCATCTGATGGTGGCCAAATGTCAGAGCTAAGACCACTTACAATGGGTATCGGCCCAAGAGATTTAATGGGTATTGAATTTGACCCTACAAAACCACTTTGGATTGATGTAAGATTAGAAGCATATAGATTATCTAGTCTTCATAGTTTAAGTCTTTTATCAGTTACATTTGAATTAGAAACTGAACAGGGAACTATAGAATCTTGTCCACAAATTTGTACAGATTGTAACGACCCTTATATTGCGGGGTGTACAAACATTGTAGTGGATTGTTCAGATCCTATTTACGATCCGTATAGCTTAAATAAGCCGACTGCTATCTATGAAGAAATTAGCGAATTATCGGCTAATATGTGGGGTCACCCAGTAAAATATTTTAGAGTAGAACCAGATAATAGATCTAGAGATGTAATCTTAATGGAATACTCACTATATAATGTAGCAGCACAAGGTGAATTAAAAGTTGTGGTACCAGATAATGAGATGCCAACTAGAGAGTTCACGTATGATATTTTTGGTATGGGCTTTGAAGATTTTGAAATTCATATCACGAAAGGTCAAATGGAATCAGCGTTTGGAGAGGGTATTCACCCAAGACCTAGAGACTATATGTATATTCCTAGAATGAATAGAATGTATGAAGTATCTTCTGTAAGTTTTGCTGATGAATTTAATCAGAACATGACTTATTGGAGAGTTATGTTGAAAAAATATGAAGAGAGAACTTCTAGTATTGTCGGCGATGATGTAGTAGGCCAAGCAATTGACCAAGAAATGGATCAATTATTTACTGGCGTGGAAGAAGTACTTGGAGAAGAAATCCAGGGAGAATATAGACAATCTACAAAACCAGAACAATATCAAACAGTATTTTCTGAAGTAGGCGATGGAATTAGAGATAGAATTCATAATGGCCTTGTAATTTCTGATAAAGATATTAGAAATAAATGGACTATTATTTCTAAAAATCACTATGATTTAAACTCTGTAAAAGATTTAGGTATTGAATGTCTAGTCTATAATAAATATTCTCAATTACAAACATCAGATAACTTAGCATTCTCTGCATGGTTTAAACCTAATTTAACTACTGGGTCTGCAGAACAAGTTTTATTTGATGGATTTGAAAATCAAAAAGGACTTAAATTAACTGTTAATGAAACATCAGTTAAAGCATATATTAATGACAATGTATTTTCATATCCATTTACAGATAATATAGTAAATGATAATTGGTATGGAATAGTTTACAATCTAAATAATTCATTTACCAGTACTGGCGCTTATGTTTACAAGTTAAATAACAAGAGTAATACATTAACTCAGATGTCAGTATCTGATACTATGACAGAAGTAATGGATCAAACTGTAGATCTAACTTCACCTGCTGGTTGGGTAACTCCAAAAAAATGGTCCCTAATGCCTGGTAAATTAGCAATGACTAATATTAGGCTATATACAAAAATCGTAGGAAAAGATCAGCATAAGAATATTTTACAACAATATATCGTTAGAGATAATAGATTAACTCAGATTATCGATAATGCAATCCCTTCTATTCAATTAAGAAAGTATAATCAAAGCAGGTAACAATAATAGACAAAATTTGTTACATTATTTTCTAGATATATAGAATATAATATCATATTATGAGTGAAAAGAAAAAAACAATAGCCGAACAAGCAGATGATATTAGGCAAGAATTAGATGCATTAATTGGAGACTCTCCTCTTGATGTTGAAAACGATCCTAAAGACCTGCCTATTCAGGCTAAACCAACGGCGTTAGCTCCGATGGTAAATTATACAGAGCTAAAAGCTGGAGCTAGTAAAAAGGCTCAGAAAACTATTACGTCTCTTATGAAATTTTATCTCGATGCAGATATTATTGAAAAGGACGAATATATTAAGGCTAAAAAGCAAATGGATGAGATGACGATGTCTTCTCTAATTTATCAATTACAGGCTGGTGAAAAAGCCTTAACTACTCTATTAGAAACAATTGACTCTGGTGAATTAGCACCAAGAATGTTTGAAGTTCTTGCAACTCTACAGAAGTCAATGTTAGATATTATTAAATCTCAGACCATGTATTTAATGGCAGCAGAAGAGGGTACAAAAAGAATTGCTAGAGATATTGAGATATATCAGCAAAGAGCAAATCAATCTGAAATCGAAGGTGCTGGTGGAGACACTGGTAATAAAAATATCCAAAGGGGTACTAAAGACTTAATGGCTGCAATTCAAGCAGGTATACATGGTGCTGCTGAAGAGGATATTGAGGATGTTGAACCAACAGAAGAATAATAAATGTCAGACGGAATAGGAGATAATAAATGGATTCCCAAAGAGGAAGGGCCACAGGCAGCCTCGGAGAGAATTGTCTGGTCTACCAGGCAAATCAACGACTTGTTGGTTGCTATGGACCAGGGTTATCGCCCTAAGATTAAGTTACCATTCTACGAGGGTAGACAATTTCTAAAGAAGGGTAATATTGTATTTGAATATACTGATGAGGAAATTCAAGAGTTAGCTAGATGTGCCAAAGATATTGTCTATTTTGCAGAGAAGTATGCAGTAGTAATGACAGATGAAGGTATTCAACAGGTAAAGCTGAGAGATTATCAGAAGACCATGTTGAAGAATTTTCAGAATGATAGATTTAATATTGTGTTAGCATCTCGTCAGATGGGTAAAACAGTAACCGCATCTATTTTCAATGCATGGTATTTGACATTTAATATGGATAAGAATACTTTGTTACTTGCCAACAAATCTGACTCAACAAAAGAAATTATTGATAAAGCCAAAACAGTAATTGAGAACTTACCGTTCTTTATGAAACCTGGTATTATTAAATATGATGTGATGAATGTAAGATGTGATAATGGTTGTCGACTAATAGGACAATCAACCACAGCAAAATCCGGTATTGGTTTTACAATCCATAATCTATACCTAGATGAGTTTGCCCACGTCCATCCATCGATTGCTGATTCTTTTTACGAGAATGTATATCCTACATTATCCTCGTCGAAAGTCTCAAGAATAACAATTACATCTACACCAAACGGATTTAATAAGTTCTATCAAATTTATGCTGCGGCAGATCGAGGTGATAATGAATATCTAGCAACAAGAATTGACTGGTGGCAACACCCAGATAGAGATGAAGCTTGGTATGATAGAGAATTAGCAAACTTAGGTTCAATTGAAGCATTTAATAAACAGTATGGAAATGAGTTCGTCAGCTCATCTAACCTCCTATTAGACCCAGTCGATATGAAGAAGATGAGAAAGAGAATGAAGCCCTATGTTTATCATGACTTTGATGAATTTGATTATATTTCAATTGATACAAAAGGTTTCTTAGAGTGGGATCCAGACTTTGATATTGATACTTGTAGAGACCCAGAAAACTTTTGGGTATTCTCAGTAGATATTGCAGAAGGTAATGGTGGTGACTCATCGGTAATTAATGTATTCCAGGTCGATCCAATGAATTATGAAGAAATTAAGAATGTGGTTAACCCTGGTGCAATGTACGATTTTTTTAAATTTACACAAGTCTGTAGATTTAGATCAAATGAACATGTAATTGAAGATTTCGCAAAAGTACTATATACTCTATCGGTCGATATATTCTATTCAGAGAATGTGAAGATGATTGTTGAGTATAATACTTATGGTACAGTACTATTCCAATACCTAAGAAGTATATTTCCACAAAGAAATGATTTCGATGATGAAATGGTAGTTAAATTTAAACATCGACATGATGGGAAATCATTAAAACCAGGTATTAAACTAAAATCTGACAATAAAGCTATCTTTTGCCAGAACTTTGCGAAATTGTATAAGATAAATAGATTAGATTTAACAGATGAAGTTACAGTGACGGAAGCTAGTCTTTTTGGTACTTTACCAAATGGAAGTTATGGAGCCCAAATGGGCAACGACGATGTGATAATGACTTGCATTACTGCAACAGAATTTTTTAATACAACGGATTACGCAGATTTCGTAGAGGAGCTCTTAGATTTCATTGACCCGGATCTTCACGATAAGATGGAAGCTATACTATTTAAAGATAGTGACCAACAAGGAGATTTACAATTTGATATTTATGACCTGCTTAAATAAATTTGCAGAAAGACAGGGATATATAATAAAAGAATAAAAAATAATAACGAACAATTATGGCATTAAGTCCTCAATTACTACAGTTCAAAAGCTCAGGCGTATATCGTCTAGAGTTTGACAAATCACAAACCGTGAACATTCCTGCTGAGACTATCAGGTTAGTTGTAGGTAGATCTAAAAAAGGTCCATACAACACTCCAGTTCTAGTAGAAGATGTTGAACAATTCAAACAAGTTTTCGGTGGCGTAGATAAGTCATTAGAAAAGAAAGGAATGTATTTCCACAGATCAGCTATCGAGGCTCTATCTAGAGGTCCGATTTTAGCATTAAACTTAACTTCAGATGATGCTGCTGACAGAGTATCAATTTTCTCTCCAGCAACTAACTCATCTCAAGAAGGTTTATCAGCTAATACACTTCAAGCTTCAAACGCATCTTCTAAGAAATTTACAGATGTATTTGATACAGATAAGTTCTGGGTACCTAACGATGAAAAATTATTAGTTGCATCTGCAGAAGACACAAACCACGCAATTTCATTTGTTAATATCAAACAAGATCCTATTACAGTTATCATTAGACAAGCTGCAGATACTAGAGGTTTTGAATTAACAGCAAGAGAATGGTATGGTGAAACTGGTATTCCAGAAGGTATCGACGCTGATGAATATATCTCAGACTATATGGTAGATGTATTTGTATTCAAAGGTAAGTTTGATGCACAAGAATTAAATAACGACCCTAACTACGGAAACTATTTTGACGCAGACGGTTTAATCAAATCAGAATTTGCTAAGTTTGCAGGTTTAAGAGAAGTAACTCTTTTAGCACAATATAACGGATTATCTTTAATCCCTGAATTTATTGATGCTGAAGGTAATCAAATGTACATTGAAACTCTAATTAACTTAGAGGCTAGAAGAACAGGTTTATTCTGTGCTGTACAAGAAGATGCACTTCCACAAATCGATCTAATCGGTAATAACTTTGATATTCGTCAAGATTACGAAGTTTTATCACATAAAGTTAATCAAGAGAAATCTAATGTTGAATTAGACTTTACTACAGTTTCAGGTATTGTTGCTGTTGATGGTTCTGTAATGACTATTACAGGAACAGGTTTAGATGCTAATACTTTTGCAGCTGATCTTAATAACGAAAAGTACTTAAATGCTTCAGTTAATGGAGAATATGTAAAAATTACAGGAATTACTCCAATTAATGTTAACGAAGGTATTATTATCGAAGCTAACGGACCAATTTCTAAATCTTACGAGAAATTCTCTGATGCAAATGCTGCAACATGGCAAAATGGAATTACTATTACAGTAGATGCTAACGGTAACTTAATTTTATCTGAAGCTCCTTATGCTTATGGTAACTTACAGAGTGGTGGAAACTACTTCTTATTATCAGAAAACGCTGGAGAATATGTTGCAATTAATGATGTAACAGTAGACGGAGGAACAGGTATTACTACAGTATCTCCTTCAGGTTCTGTTGGATTTAGTGCAGATTATGCTGGTGCAAACTTAACTTCATTAGGAGTTAAGCAGAGAGCAGTATCTAGCCAATTCAAATCATGGTCTTTACAGCCTAATGCAAGAACAGTAATGTTCCCAACATTAGCTGGTGACGGCTGGGATTTTGGTGGTGCTGAAGCTGGAAGATTTAACTTCTCTAAAACAGGTGATGTTTACTTCCCAGTAGATTCTAATGGTAACCAACCAATTAAAGTAGGTATGTATGTACCTGGTGATGATGGTAAACTATCTAGAATTAAGTCAATTAAGAGATCTGTTGAAAATGGTTCAACTTACTATAGATTTGAAACTCATAGACCAGTATCTTCAAGACCAGAATATGCTCTTAAGAGATACGAGGATGCAGGTGGATTCTATAAGACATTCCCATTAGAAGGAGCAACTCAAACTACAAAATCTATTGCAGAATTACTAACAGCAATTAAGCCAGGTACTGGTTTAGGTAACGCTTTAGTAGATAAAGATAACATTACATTCAGATATGTTGTTGATACATTCGGTTCATTAGAAAACGGTGGTATCTTAAATAAAGAAGAATTATCATTCCTATGTAAGGAAAGACAAAATGCTTCAGCAATTCTTAATGCACCAATGGTGAAAGAATTTAAAGCATCAACTAATCCTTCTTTCAAAGATTCAACCGCTCCTTATGGATTTAGTGTAAATCACGTAGCAACTGGAGGTAACTTAGAAAATAACCCAACTCAATTATACACATTACCATCGATCAACGAAGGTGCAAACTACGCATTCTACTACGGTCCTGGTCTTAATGTAATTGAGAACGGTAGAACTAAAGTTATTCCACCAGCAGCTTACGTATCTAACAACTATATCGATAAATATTTAGATGCATTACCATGGTCAATCATCGCAGGCCCAAGAAGAGGTGTTGTAGGTGGAACAGGTGTTCAGTCTCTAGAATTTGCATTCGACAAGAATGACAGAGACGTACTTGAGCCATTTGGTTACAACCCAATCGTATTTGAAAGAGGCGTTGGTTTAACAATCAAAGGTAATAAAACTGCACAACAAGGAATTCAATCAGCTTTATCTTCAGCACACGTAAGAGAAGTTCTTATCTATATTGAAGATGGTTTAGCTGAAATTCTTAAAAACTACCTATTTGAGTTCAACAGTGCTCAAACTAGATTAGAGATCAAAACTTTAGCTGATAACTTCATGGAATCAGTGAAAAAAGATGGTGGTGTATACGACTATAAGAATATCATGGACACATCAAATAACACAACAGATGTTATTGATAACAACATGGGTATTTTAGATACATTCGTAGAACCAGTTAAAGGTCTTGAGATTCTAGTATCGAGAGTAACTGTACTAAATACAGGTGAAATTGCAACAGGTAACTTTGCATAAGAAAACAAAGATATATAAATAAAATAGAAAATTAAGATATGGCTTTACCACATTATTCAGAGGACCAAACTAGCAAGAAGGGTAGAAATTTCGAACCAGTACAAGCTAACCTATTTGAGGTGACATTATTACCTCCAGCAGGTGTTGCAGGACAGGAGTTATTTTTACAACACGTTAATTCAATCTCTGGTTTAGACGCATTAGCTCCGGCTGTTGATGCAATCGGTCAAAAGTATAAGTTTGCTGACAGATCATACGCAGGTATGCCTGGACAAACTGCTGTTGACATTACAATCAACTTTACGTTAAACCTGAACGATTCAAACCAAGCGTACTTATATAAATCAATGAGACAATGGTACAGAGCGGCTTACAATCCGGAAACTGGCGAAATGGGTCTTAAAAAGAATTATGTTGGTACAATCGTTGTTGTTCAGTTCAACAGAGAAGGTGACATCTACAGAAAAATCACATTAGATGATTGTTTCATTACATCAGGTGTTAACCTAGTAGCAGAACTTAACTATGAGACTGCTGATGCACAAGCATTAGAAGTAACATGGAAGTGTGATACTTACTCAGAAGAATTGAATTAAATTTAATTTAGAAACTAATAAAAGAAGGGATTCTACGAATTCCTTCTTTTTTTAAACTTAAAAAACATAATATAATATCCTAATAATAAGAGATTATGAGTGATAAACTAACAAAAAAACTACAGGTTCTACTGACAGAGGACGAAGTTCGCGAAGTCAATAGAGTCATCTTGAATGAGGCTCTAGATCGTGAAATTAGACCAATATCCGTCAGTGCGTTTATCCGTAATTTAATACAGGAAGAACTTAGTAGAAGAGATGTAGAGCAAAGATCCTACATTAAACAAAATCTTAAAAACTTAAAAAGCAAATAAAAATGAGCGAAGACAAAAACAAAATGACTCCTGAAGAGCAAAAAATGGCAAAAGCTTTAGAAGCTAAAGATAATATTAATAAAGCTAATGTCGAATCTACAAATAGTGATGCTGCTGGTATTGAAGCTGCAGTTGATTCTAGTGGATTAGGAAGGGTTAATATGTCAGATTTTGGACCAGACAAAGCACAATCATCTGATTCTGCATTAGGATGGCACATATTAGACCAAGAGACTTTACCATCAATGGGTAAATTTTATCCTAAAGATAGTGTAATTAAAATTAGATCTGCAAAAGCAGCTGAGATTAGACACTTTTCTACAATGGATGAAAATAACTATATTGATATGGAAGAAAAGTTAAATTCTATTATTGAAACTTGTATGCAAATGTCTGCAAATAAGAAAAGACTTTCTTGGAAAGATCTTTTAGAAGAGGATAGAATTGTAGTTCTATTAAGTGTCAGAGATTTAACATTTCCAGAACCTGAGAATAAATTAGTCTTAAAGGGTAAAACTGAAAAAACTAAAAAACAAGTTGACGTTGAATTAGCTGTTAAGAATTTAGTTCCAAGTGAAATTGATGAAGAAATCGAAAGATATTATTCTGAAAAAGAAAGAACTTATGTAATCAAAA